TTCCGTACTGGGATTTGGGTAGATCTTCTTGAACGCCGACCCAGCAAGGCCAAGGGAGTACAGCATCCGCTCATGTTCGGACCTGTAATCAATCATCCGCTCGGTCAGCATGTAGTTCATGTCGTCACGAACTCGCTCTGCTGCCTCTTCTTTCAGCCGGTCAATCGCCCCGATAATTTGAGTTTTCACCGGGCCTTGAGCAGGGAAGGTCTCAGTGATCATCTCCGACTGAAAACGGATCGCGGCTTCAGTCAAAAGCGGTGAATACACCCCGCAAGCCCCGTTCCAAGGCTCAGTACGCTCCTCATATTTCATGCCAAGGACTTCTAGACCCTTGACAAACATATCTGTCCAGTCTTTGCGACTGTTGATGTCCGCATCTACGAGGGAAATGAGGTCAGAAGCCAGGGATTGAAGCTCCCCGTCGTCCATGTACTCCGCAAGATTTGCGTCGAATGTGTCCGCAGTCTCAGGTTCTGGCATCAGTTCAATCTCAACCCCGTCAATCCCAATTTTTACGCTCTCAGGATCTTCAATTTCGATCTCAAGAGCCGGTTCTTCGGTCATGACACCCATGTCAAGGGGAATCATTTCGGGAGAGAAGTTCGTTGCCATCTGTAATCCTCAGTAAAACGCTACTTTGCGCTTGAAAGACCGCATTTCGTCCTGTTCGTCTGTCTGTAGACGCAGGAAACCACCCTGCCGGAAGCGGATCAACGCTTGTACTGCGCTGTCTACGTCATCATCATGGGGTGCGTTCGGAAAAGCGGCCATGTTTTCGATGAGTTCTCTAGCCCACCGGGTGTCTGGAGCCCAGACTTTACCTGATTGGAACAGGTCTGCCACAGAATTGATACGGACAAACTTGTCGTTCCCTCTACTTGGGGTGTATTCAGACACCGGAATGCCCATCGCCCGCAGTTCAAATATCAGCGGAGCCCCTGCAGCTTTGGCTTCCACGATGAAAGCATCAGGTTCCCACTCTCTATAGTGAGCCAGTGCCTTTTCTTTCAGTTCAGGGAACTCCATCCGCTTCTGAAAGCAGTCCAACAAGATGATATTTACGTCATTTTCATCTTCGTTCATGTGGAACACACCCCACGTAGTACACGCAGAGTAGTCGTTTCGCTCACCCTTAGTAAAAGCAGTGTCCCAAGACTGGATGATGAACTCACATGAAGGAGGCTTTTCCTTCTCCCAAATCTTCCACCACTCCCGTTTGACAATAGCTCCTTCTTCGGCGGTGGGATTTTGCTGGTACTGAGCGTTCCACTTACCCGGTGGGAGTTCGTCCCTTAGAGCAGACAGTTCCTCATACGACCAAAACTCAGGCCATAAGGGTTTACCCGAAGGCATGATCGCCGGGAGTTCAATGACTTCCCACTCGTCTTCTTTTCCTAGCTCTCCTGCGGTCTTCAGTATCCTGCCTGTTAAGTCCGACTTGGACCATCTGGTCATAACAACCACGATAGCCCCTCCCGGCTGGAGACGCTGACGCGGGCCAGATGAGTACCACTCAAACACAGAGTCATAGACTTCCGGTCTGCCAGCGGCTAAAGCGGCCTCTTGTTCCGAGTGCGGATCATCAATGATCAACAGGTCAGCACCCTTACCAGTCATTGTGCCGCCGACGCCGATAGCAAAGTATTCGCCGTTTTTGCTTGTGGCCCATCGGCCAGCAGATTTGGAGTCTTGCCGTAGCGCAACGCCAGGAAAAATTCTGGCGTACTCTTCAGACCCAACCAAGTTACGAACCTGCCGGCCAAAGTTCACCGCCAGATCAGCAGTGTTAGACGCCTGGATCACTTTCTTGTGCGGGAACTTTCCAAGGAACCAGCTTGGAAGCAAGTAAGAAGCAAACTGGCTCTTCGTATGCCGAGGCCCAAGATTGATGATCAGCCTCTTCAACTTCCCCTCAGCGATCTCCTCAAACTTCTTCGCCATCACCGCATGGTGTCGGCCATGAATAAACCCCGGCCACATCTTTTTCACGTACGCCATGAAACTTTTCTGGCACTTCTCCCTGTCCACAGCATCCTTGTAATCTTGTACCTGCTGTAACAGCTTCTCCTGATCCGCAGGAGACAGACTCGCCACTAGATCATCCAGCTTCATAGCAAACTCATTTGCTCATTGGCACTAGCATCAACTTGCTGGTTGTCCGCAGCTTTAATTCGCTTGCGCGCAATCTCAAAATATGCTGGGTCCATTTCCATACCAACAAATTGACGGCCCGTATTCATGCACGCCACGCCAGTAGTACCGCTTCCCATTGTATTGTCTAGCACTACGTCACCCTCGTTCGTGTAGGTGCGGATTAGGTACTCCATCAACGCAACCGGTTTTTGCGTAGGGTGATGTCCTACCTCGGTGTTGAACTTATGCCAAGAGGACGGAACACGCATCTCAGGCAGTGCCTCAGTTTTCCAGCCGCTGAACTTGCCGTAATTGTTTGTTGGGGTAGTTTGCCCTCTGATTGGTTTACCAACTAAAGACAATCCACCGCCAGTTCTTTCTTGCATTTGCTTGTTGTACGTCCATCGACCATGAGAAAACACCAACACACTCTCGTGCTCTTTCATTGGTTCTCGCACAGTATTTGCAAAATTACTGCCTCGGTTTTTTATCCAAATCCACTCGTGCTTAAACGCCTTCAAATTTGACATAACCAGCGCGCTTGTGAACGGCTGACTTGCCGTCAAAACAATAGCTCCTTTGCAAACTCTTCGATACTCACTCCACAACTGGTCAAGCGGAAGCACGCTATCCCACTTGTTCTGTGTAGTGCCATATGGTAGATCGCAGAGCACCATGTCAACGCTGTCGTCTGCAAGATCTTGCATCAGTGTTAGGCAATCACCAAGATGCAGTGTCTTCATTCCATATTCCTAAAGCTCCAGACAGACTCGCCACTAGATCATCCAGCTTCATTGTTTGACTGATGCTCCATGCGCCATTTTGCAATTGAAATGTTTCGTTTTACATCAAGCAACTGATCATCAGGCCAAAACGCAGGCCACGTAGAAGAACCATCGCTCTTCATAGCAGGTATTTTTACAACCTCCCACCCGCCAAGTTCTTCAAAGCGAGCCGTCACGTCATACTCAGAACTCCTACTCATCACAACAACCATAGCGCCTTCAGGTTTTAGTCTGCACATTGCATTGTCATTAAACCAATCAAAGACCTTTTGACAGTCACGCTCGTTAACAGATCCTGTCAAGTGCGGATCATCAACAATGTACAAGTCAGCCGCATACCCACCAACCGCGCCACCAACACCAATAGCTACAGTTTTTCCATGCTGAGGAAACACCTGAGCGTATTTCTGTGACTCCATCAACTTGTCAACGCGCTGCTTAAAATTTACAGCCAGATCCCTATAGCCAGCCGCTTGGATCACCTCCTTCTCAGGAAACCGGCCAAGGAACCAGCTAGGCAACAAGTACGAAGCAAACATCGACTTCGTAAACCGAGGCGGCACGTTTAGAACCAGCCTCTTTATCTTCCCTTCAGCGACTTCTTCAAACTTCTGCGCCATCAACTCATGATGCGGCCCACAAATAAACTCCGGCCACATCTCATTTACATAGTCCAAAAACTTGTCCATCTTTTCTCCTTTACGTTACTCCATGTTACGGAATGAGATGTAAGTCGGCCGCACAGACCTACCCATCCCCTCAACCCTCTTCAAAGCACCCAACTTCACCAACCTGTCCACAATCTTCTTCGTACTCCCAAGCCCAGGCTTACCCCTCAACTCACAAATGTTCCTCAAACTAGGCCCGTACCCAAACCGGCACCACCACACATCAATCGCCAAAAACACTTCCTTCTGAGCCTCAGTCATCCCCATCTCCAATACCTCCTCCTTGGACCCATACACCTTCCTCAGAGGACTCTGCAACACTTTCTTCGTGCGCCATTTTTTGACGTTTTCCATTACAAATCAACAACTTAGCGCACACTCTTAAAGCGTTACTTTACTTCCGTTAATTTTAACGGCACGTTAAGCATCAAGCACACACCTTAACACCACAACAAGCAAAAAACCGTTACAAATCATAGACTTAGCCACGTTTGTTAAACCAGTTTATGTCATCCGTTAAATTTAACGGCACCAAAATTTGTCCTCAAATTTTTGCTACCCCCCACCACTTTTTGTAGAAAGACTGACCGGGGGGGTGTTGCTGGATCGAGGGGTGTGGTGGAACACAGGGGCGTTTGAGTGGAATGAGGGACGGTTTGAGTGGAATAGTATGTTTAAGGGCGCGGGACTCCGCTGCTGCCATCGGGGGGGTCCGGGGTGGGTGGGGTCGCGCCGCCGGGCTCCGTCTCGTTTCCCTCTGCTGCAGCGTTAAATTTAACGCTGAGTTCCTGCATCAGGCTATCGGCGTCTGCCTCGATAATGGTTGCATCTGTTGCGCCTGCAGAT